CCACTTGGATAAAAATAATAAAGGAAGCACAATGGATCAAATAGATTTACCAACAGCATATCAACAATACATTCATGTCTCAAGATATGCTAGGTGGTTAGAGGAGGAAGGACGTAGAGAAACTTGGTCAGAGACAGTACAAAGATATTTTGACCATATGAAAAAACATTTAAAAGAAAAGTTTGATTTTAATTTAGATGATAAGTTAAGAGATGAATTACAAACTTCTGTTTTAAATTTAAAAGTTATGCCATCTATGAGATTGTTAATGACTTCTGGACCAGCAGTAGAACAATGTAATGTTGCTGCCTATAACTGTTCTTATATTCCAGTAGATAGTGTAAGATCCTTTGATGAAATATTATATGTCCTAATGAATGGTACTGGTGTAGGATTTAGTGTTGAAAGACAGAACGTAGATAAGCTTCCTAAAGTTAATGAAGAGTTTGAAAGTAGTGATACTACTATTGTTGTTGCTGATAGTAAACTTGGTTGGGCTAAAGCATTTAGAGAACTAATTACTTTATTATATGCAGGTCAAATACCTAAATGGGATTTATCTAAACTTAGACCAGCAGGTGCAAGACTAAGAACTTTTGGTGGACGTTCATCTGGTCCTGCACCATTAAATGAACTGTTTACTTTCGCTGTAAATTTAATTAAAGAAGCAAAGGGAAGAAGATTAACTTCTTTAGAGTGCCATGATCTTGTTTGTAAAACTGCTGAAGTTGTTGTTGTGGGAGGTGTTAGGAGGTCTGCTCTTATTTCTCTCAGCAATCTATCTGATGATCGCCTTCGTAATGCTAAGTCTGGTAATTGGTGGGCTATCAATGCACAAAGAGCTTTGTCGAATAACTCGGCTGTGTATTCGTCAAAACCTGATGTAAGTATTTTTCTATCTGAATGGAAAGCTTTATATGATAGTTTGTCTGGTGAACGTGGTATCTTTAGTAGAGAAGCTTCTACTAATAAAGCAAAAGAGAATGGTAGAAGAGATACTAAACGTAGTGATGGAAAGACTTGGGAGTATGGAACTAATCCATGTTCAGAAATTATCTTACGTCCTAATCAATTTTGCAACTTGACTGAAGTTATGGTAAGGTCTTCTGATACTTTAGAAGATTTAAAAAATAAAGTAAGACTTGCAACAATATTAGGAACATATCAATCTACCCTTACAGATTTTAAATATCTACGTAAGAGATGGCAACTTAATACAGAAGAAGAACGATTGTTAGGTGTAAGTTTAACTGGTATTATGGATTCATTATTAACTAATGGTAAAGCTTATAAAGATGTTGAAGAGGGTTTGAAAGAAACATTAACAACATTAAAGAATGTTGCTATAGAAACTAATAAAGAGTTTGCTGATAAGTTAGGTATCAATGTTTCTGCTGCTATTACTTGTGTTAAACCGAGTGGTACTGTTAGTCAATTAACAGATACAGCTAGTGGTATTCATTCAAGACATAGTGAGTATTATATAAGAAGAGTACGTGGAGATATGAAAGATAAGTTGACACAATTCTTACGTGATAGTGGAGTATCTTTTGAACACGCAATAAATGGTTTTGAAGATGCAGAACAAAAGAAACCTATCTATAATAATAATATGGGAGTGTTTGCTTTCCCTATTAAATCACCTGATAATTGTGTAACTAGAGATGATGAGGTAGCTATAGACCAATTAAAACTATGGTTATCTTATTATAGGTATTGGTGCGAACATAAACCTAGTGTTACTGTAACTGTTAGAGAGGATGAGTGGTTGACAGTTGCTGCATGGGTTTATGAACATTTTGATGAAATGTCTGGTATATCTTTTTTACCTTATGATGGTGGTAAATATACACAAGCACCATATGAAGCTGTTGATAAACAAACTTATGAACAGCTATTAAAAAACACTCCTACCCATATTGAGTGGAGTGCTTTATCACAATATGAAAAAGAAGATGAAACAAAATCTTCTCAGGAGTTTGCCTGTACTTCTGATTATTGTGAGGTGGTAGATATATAATGCGAGAGGAAATTAAACAAGCTCTTAAAAAAGTTTACGATCCTGAAATATCTGTAGACATTTATGAGCTTGGTTTAATATATGGTGTTATAGAAAAGGATAATCACGTAGATATTAATATGACATTAACAAGTCCTGCTTGTCCAGTTGCAGGTGAGTTATTAAAGTCAGTAGAAATGGCTGTAAAAACTGTTGAAGGAATTGATACAGCATATGTTAATCTTGTATTTCATCCTTCTTGGAATCAAAATATGATGTCTGAAGTTGCTAAATTAGAGTTAGGATTAATGTAATGACAGACTATATTACAGGAAAGTTCTCACCTATTGTTTTGGTTGGAATGTCTAGACATAATCTTTTAGGTGAAGTAGATAACGAACAAATTAAAAAAGATTCGATAGAAGAGTCTGCTAATAAAGTAAATTTTAATGCTATGGATTCTAGTATTGAAGATGTTGTTTTACCAAAAACATCAGCTATCAATCTCCTACTAGAAAAAATAGATGATGTAGTAAAGTCTATCAATCCTTATTTATTAATGGGTGATGAAGCATGGACACATTTGGTAGAACCAGGTCAATCTACAATGTTTCATACACATCAAGATCCAGGACCAGCAGGATTATCATTTGTATATTGGGTTAATTTTCCAAAGAATAGTGGTGATTTTGTAGCAATAGTACAAATAGATACGTATAGACATTTTCATAAAGTAATACCAAGTGAAGGAGATTTAATAATTTTTCCTACTTATATTCCCCATACAACATCAAGAAATTGTAGTAAGAAAACAAGAATTTCAATCTCAGGAAATTACTATCCACCATTGGATAAACTAAATGAAGTAAGAACAAAACCAAGTAGATTATTTAATTACATTGGAGCAATACGTGGAAGATAAAGTTGATAGATATGGATGATGATAAGAAAGAGGAACTACGAATATTATTCACACCTGAGAATACAGAGGATTATATGTTGCCTGTGTGTTTGGATGAAAAGAACTGTTATTCAGATGACTTTCCGTGTGCTTGGTGTTTGTACGTTCCTCTTGATGCGTCAATGAAAGAAGTAGCTGAATACATTAAAAATATAAAAGATAAGAAATCATTTAAGAACTAATGGTTATCACCATTCTTACCAATATCAGCCAACTCATCTTGTAATTGATCTCTTCTCTCTGCTCTAGTCCTATGCTTTGCTCTCTTAGGATTAATCTGCCATACAGCCCTTGCTGTTACGTCATGGTCATAAACTTCTTCAGCCAATAATCTTACACGATCTATCAATCGTATGACCATTGTTTTAATCTCAGCTATTTCTTTTCTAGTATCTCTTTGTTCTTCATCTAGTTCAACTTGTAGTTGTTCTATTGCTTTAACAGTATCGAGTTTAATCTGTTCTATATTTTTCATACGATCTGTTTGTTGTTTACCAACTAGATCTTGAACAAATTTTAAAATTATAATTCCTAATTTATATAATATAAATACAGATACCAAAGCAATAACTATTGGAAAGCCAAGCTCTGATATGGCTGATGTTAAACCCTTACTGATTTCCATTTACTATTCTTCCCTAATTGACATTCCTAAAGATCTACCCTCAAACTCTTGTCCTATTTTTTCAAAGTTATTTTTTAATTGTTGAATAAACACTTCTGTTTCTTCATCACTTATATACTTTTGACTTTTAACTTTTAGACGAAATCCTTTAAAACTTTCATTAGCCATTTTAAATGGTTTGAAACGTGGTTGTTTATTATATGCTACAGCATTAACTAATTCAACTCTAGTAGACTTATCAATGTTTATACTTGGTAACTTTAATAAAGCATTTAATTTATCATAGATCTGATCTTTTGAAAGTCC